TTACCAGGAAGTACAATTGTTACGTCAGCTGATTCTGAACCTGAACCATATACTTCAATCCCTTCACCACCGGTGATAGTCTGTACATAATTTCCAGTTGTTTTTGTGCCAAGAGCGACTGCATCATTACCAATCTTAGTAGCTGTTACTGCGCCAGCACCAATTTTAGCAGCTGTGACAGCACTGTCTGCCAACTCCGTGGTATCCACAACACCTGCATCTAGTGATGCGTTGAGTTCTACGTTGCCTGAACCATCAAATGAAACTGCTGATGCTGTAATGTCACCAGTAATCGAGAAGTCACGTGCAGTAGTAAGTGTGTCTGCTTGTGATACGTTACCTGTGGATGCAATTGTAATTACACCGTCAGACTCCGTTACACTGACACCAGTACCACCTGAGAACTGAATGGCATCATTAGAAAGCGATTCGTTATCTACTGTTAACGTAATAGTTGGATCAGCACCTGTTGTTGTAGTCAGGTTGTACTGATCGCCAGATACGTTAAAGACTGAGGATCCGTTAGAAGAGAATAACTTCTTATCGGGGATGTTAATTGCAAGTTCACCAGCCTCAAGAGAACCAGGAACACTACCAGGAGTTAAACTTCTTTTAAGTTTAATTACAGAGGCCATTATCTACCTTCCTTCTATAGTTTTTTTATGACTGAATCCAGTCACCTTATTTACTTTCTTCTTATTTATAATTTCATACTGATTTACTTTTTCTTCCAGATCTTTGTTCTCTCTTTCTAACATTACTATTCTTGTTTGAAGCATAGTATTATTTTGATCTAAATTTTGAATTTTTTCTGAAAGTTGTTTAATGTATAACTCAAGAGCCTCTTCTTCCTTAGTCACTAAAAATCACCACCATCTAGTTTGTCGAATTTAGGAACACCATCGCTCCCTATTTGCATTATCTGACCACTTGAACCACTTATAAAACCTAATACTGATGTGTTTGAGGCAAACATGACACCGTTTTCAGTAAATGAAGATAGACCTGTTCCACCAAATTCAGTACCAAGTACGTTTTCTAATACTAAGTTTGTAATACTTACATTAGCAAAATTGTTATTATTTTGCTCTACTATTGCAGTGTTTAATTGGGTCTGATCTGGAGTACCATTTGCAGTATCAATTGATTTAATAGTACCTGCTTTGGTAATAACTACAGCTTTTGGCTCTTCTACATCCTCAGGCCTTCTCTCTGGAATAATTACGATAGAACCAGAATCTGCATCAGATTTTAATTGAGCCCCCCCGAGAACGATCGTGCCACCACTTAAATATAAATCACGCCACGATAATTCAGGTGTACCTAAATCATAAGTAACATTGGCTGAAGGAACGATGCTTGTTGATACTGATTGAAGGTTTGCTTGATTGATATCAGAGAATTTAGCTAAACGGAATCCGCCTTGAGTCACACCATCGTGAACAATAGCAGTCTTGTGAGTAGTGTCGATAGTAATCTCACCATTAGCACCAGTAAACGTACTATGGTCTAGAGCTGTACCGCGTCTAAATCTGACTTCTATCGACATTAATTAATTGTTCCGTAATTTTGCTGTATAGTTACTGGCGATGTAATAGACCCATAATCGAAATCTCCTGAAACACTTTCACCCCCACCAGTAGACGATATTACAATATCATCATCTTCTATTCCAACCGATACGTTAGATCCACCTCTAATTGTACGAAGTTGTAATATACTATTTATTTTAGATGAAAATAGCCCTGTACCAGTTCCAATATTATTTGCAGAAGTAACAAAACTAACTGAATTTGATACTTGAAGATATGCATCTAACTGGTTATTTTCTACAAAATTGGTTGAATTGGCAACTAGTAAATAGTTATCCAATTGATCAGGTGAAACAAAATTAGCATTCGCCACTTGTAAGTAATTATCAAGCTCTGGTCTTTGTACAAACAATCCAGTGTTTGCTACTTCTAAGTATTTGTCAAGCTGAGGAATCTGATTATCATTTATCGTACCAGTCAACTCATCAAAGGAAGAAGCACCACCTGCTCCACCAGATGCAGGAGCAAATTCAATCTTTCCAGTTGTTGAATTGTATTTGAGAAACAGTCCATTAGATAGATTAGAAGCGTCTACATCATCTAAATTTAAAAGTCTAACCTCACCAGACCCTGCATTCTTTGCATAAGCCATTCTAGTGACTTGGCTTGAGACAGTACCTTTGAATTCTTCAAATAATTTGAGGAGTTTATCTTCTACTGGTTTAACATCTGGTGATTGACCATCTTTACCATCTTTACCGGCAGGTCCTTCTGGTCCTTGAGGTCCTTGTGGACCAATGAGACCCTGAACACCCATAGGACCAATATCACCTTTGGGTCCTTGAGGACCTTCTGGACCTATCGGTCCTTGTTTTCCCTTAGGTCCTTGTCGACCTTTAGGACCTCTGTCACCTTTTTCGCCTTTGAACACCTGAATAGGTATAGGCTGATCAACTTCGTCAAGTTGAAGGAATTGAGTACCTGATCTAGAATCAAGTTCTTTTTCAAGCTCCTCTAATAGAGTGTCTTTGAGCTTGCTTTCTTCTTTTTTTAAGACACCTAGAAGTGCAGCAAGTAGTTTGGCCTTTTCAACTTCATTCATCGTCGTCCTCGACATAGGATGAAGTCATCGAGTTCATGAACTTAGTCATAGACTCTACGAGACGTTTCTCTTCTTCACTTATTGGTTTTGGTGATAATTCTTCATTTGTATCTGGTTGATTGTTAGAAGGTTGCTCTTCTCCTGAATCATACTCTACAGGTCCAATATTTCCCTCTTCATCACTAGCATCTCTTTCTGCAGCAATCTCTTGATCTACTGACTTGATCTCTTCTTCAGTCATATGAAGAACATTCTCGCGGACCCACTTTAACGAATAATACTTGCCGATCAATGGATCAATCTCATTCGCGAGACGAAGTCTCTCTGTCATGATCTCATTCTGCTTCAATTCTTCAAAATGGTTGTCGTTAATAAAGTCAAAGTAAATTTGATTCTTCATTTCCGCCCATTCTTGTCTTGTCGTAATACCTTTGAGGACTAATTGAATCTCAAGTAGATCATCAAACATATGAGAGAATCTATTGCGAAGTCTCTTAATGAACTTAGAAAACTTAAGTTCGTCTCTGGTAATCTCTGATGCTCTACCTAGGTTAAACTGATTGTCAGTTTCCATTCTAGTCATCGGTACGTTCAATGCTTTGTATAGCTTCTTGCGGAAGTAATCTACATCATCCATTTCACCGAGATTCTGACCACCTGGTAAAGTAGTAATCTCTGTACCCCTGCCACCTTCTCTACGAGGCAACCAAAAGTCCTCTAGCATTGTCATGAACTTACGATCATCACGAACTTCACCAGTCTGTGCATCATATACTAAACGGTTCTTGTGCTTAATCATCATATCACGAAGATATTGCTCTGCCTTCATCTTTGGAAGGTTACCTACATCAATATAGAAGATTCGACGTTCTGGAGCTCGAGATAAACGATAGATCACAGTAGCATCTTCAAGCATTCTAAGTTGGTTCAATGGCTTGATTGCTTTATGCATGTACCCAAGTACCATATTGTTTCTAGCATCCATTAATCCTGAAGTAACAAGATTGATACTGTCCACTGCTATCTTGATACCTTGATTAGTAGATGTAATTCCTTTATGGTTGTATAGAAAATATTCTTTATACTTCTTATACAATACGGCTCCAGTTCTTGGATCTTTTGTCTTAACTGGTTCTCGTATCTTACGAATCTTTCTTGGATCAATGTAACGAAGTTCTTTGATACCTTCGCGGGGATTCTCTTCATCAATAATGATATGGTGGTACATTCTTCCATCAACATACCACCTCTTGAAAAGCTCATATCCTCTATTACCAAAGTCCATTAACTTAAGTACGTTATCAAATTCTTCTCGGATTTTCTTTTTAACAGATTGGGGTTGTTTGAGATCATCAAGAACAATCTCAATAGGATATGCTTGGTCATCCATAATGATAGCTTCATTGACGATATCTTCAACAGCTGAATCTGCTTCAGGCTGGAGAGACATTTCGCGATATCGAGTAACTAGCTCAGCTTCTGACTTAGCTGTTCCTTCGAGGTCGACATACGTGCCATATGAAGCACCAGGTGCAATTTCAACTGCGCCATCTTCGGTCTGAGGGGGGACAAAAGTTTCGAGCTCTTCAGTCTCTTTTTTGTCTGTACGAGTGATTTGAAAACCGAATAATTCCATTGTATTCCTCAAAAAGATAATAGGAGGTCAGATATATTTATCTCACCTCCTACTCACATAATAATTCTCTGTTAAAGGGCGAAAATTTTACTTGCGCCGTCAGAGAATCTAACTGTAATATCACCACCGTTTGGTAAAATAGGAAGACCAGTTGCTGTATCAATATATGCAATCAATCTAGAAGTTGTTTGATCCGTCCCATCATTTTCTGCATCACCGGTGTTATGATACAAGATTAATGCTTCAGAGTTAGCACCTGATACTGTGGTAAAAGTTGCGTCCGCCGCATCAAAAACACCAGCTGTAATGCTTTTACTAGTCAAATTTACCGTTGAAACCACGGCAGTGTTTGGGACATCAGCTCTGTCTTCATGAGATGTATTAAATGAATATACATCAGTATCAATCAATGCCATCGTAATTGTATTAGATGACATATTCAAATTCCCAGCTAGAAAGTCTTCCTTCGCTTTGGGATACAGCTGGTTAGCCATTAATTACTCCTAAATTATAAAGGTATAGTTGCTGTAATACTGAGCGATGCACCAGCATTATCATCAGCTAATTCCCAGTAATCGTATGCCCACGTTACTGTAAATTCTTCAATTGCATCAGTACCCCAATCAAGATCGATAGGAGCAATTACAGATGGATAGAATCCTACAAATCTATATGTTCTAATAGGATTTCCTTGCTTTCCATATTGAATTACCAATGCTTCTGTTGCTTTATAGCTTTCAGGGCCAGCAAAAGCTCCATCTCTAACATTGGTTTCATTGTCGTTAATCTTACGGTGCCAATCTTCCAAAGCAGCTCGGATTGCAAAGTCTTCATCATTCATGACTGTAGTTGTCCAGTCATCGAAAACTCTGTTACCAGCCACTTTAATCTGACGACCAAAGTAAGGTACAATAATTGGGTTAATTGTAGAACCAGGTAGCTGCGAAGCACGAACCATATATCTTGACTTGTTTGTCAAGTTATTTCCACCAAGTACGCCTGTTGGAATATCGTTGATTCTTACTTCGAACAGGGAGGGGCGAGCCCCTCCAAAGTCTAGTTCACCTCTAAAATCGTTAACGTTGAACGCCATTTGTTAGCTCCTTTATACCGCGCCTACTACTTCTGAGAATTCAACACCAGTTCTAACCGCTACAAAGTTCTGTACATCTCTTAAAAACGGTCTCACCAAATTAACAAACTGGGTTCTCGTTACCTCATCATTGAATTCAAACAATTGACCTTGTGCTGCTGCAGCAATTGCTTTTTCCAATGTGATAAACAATCTTCTAACATTAATTCTGTCGAATGCGCTTGGCAATGCTAGAAGTGTCTTATCTCCGAATAGTACGGTTCCCTGTCCAGGGAATGATGTTACTGGATTGATCCCATTCTTATATAGGATGTCACGGTCAGCTTTTCTTGGATTGTAAGCAAGTTTGATTACATTCTTTATCTGACCCCTCTGGAATCCAGCTGGAGAGAACCAAGGATCTCTAATAAGATCTGTTTGAGCGATTGTACCAGCAACGTCTCCGTTCAGTGGAACATATCTGTATACATCGTTATACTTGTCATACTGATACTTCCAACCACTATCCATTGTAGCATATGAAGTTGATGGCAACAAGTTTCTGTATGCAACAATGTCTTCTTGTTCTGCACCATCGTAACTTGAGTTGTCTACAACATCTGCTCTCTCAGGTGATAATGTAACAACAAGATCACGTCTTACCTCTGCGATATTGTTAATCAAATGTGTTGCAATAGTTTGGTTAGCACCAGATCCAATCAAGATACCGATATCTACATCTTCAGAAGATCTGAACAAGTCATATCCTTTGATGATTTCTCCGTTAGTTGGAGCAGAACCATCAGCACCACCTGTGAACGACTGTGTCTGAGGCAATGTATCGCCAGTAAATGTTGAAGAAGCTGCTGAACCAGCATTTGTGTTGTCATCATTGTGCTTAGCAAACCAAACATAAGATGACTGCTGATTGATTACGTTTTTGTAATAATTTGTAGATCCATTTTCGGTCTTTGCATCATTTGCAAATGAAACACCTTCGAATCTTTCGATTACCTGACCTCTTGTTCCTGTCCACTCGCCATCTTCATCAATGACTGCAACGTGTAACATATCATTTGAACCACCACGAGTAGTTGCAAATGCAGTAGTTGAAGGTGCTCTATCGAAAAAGTTAAAGTATTCCCAACGTCTTTCGAGACCGTCAAGTGTTGTTACTGTGTTTCCAGTATAAGATGTTTCTAGTGTAGCTGTGTTTCCTGCAACAGCTGAAACTCTAATTACTTCTCTATCAGGACCAAGTACCAGCTGATCGCCAACAACAAGTTCTGAAGCAAGGTTAGCTCCAAAAGTAACTGTTGTTCCACCGTTTGTCACACTGTACGTGTTAGACAATGTGGAAGAAAATGCGTCTGAACTAGGGCAAACTGAAATCTTCAATGAGTTGCCCAAGGCTCCTGGGAATTTTGCAACCCACTCACCAACATTGTCAGTAAATCCTGAACTAAAGTTTTCTTCGTAATGATCTTCGTTCTTAACTAAAACTGTGTTTGCAGCATCAACAGTCGCGTTCAGTGTGTCAGATTCATTAACAACTCGAACAACAAACAATTGATTGGTATAAGCTAGGAAGTTTGCAGCCGAGAAAAAGTCAGTTGCAGTATCATTATTGGGTGTTTGAAAATTAGATACTAAGCGATCTTCTGAGTCAATTACAACTCTCTGCTTTACTGGTCCCCAACGAAAACGACCAGCTAGTCCGCCGGCCGTGGTTTGCACCGCCGGGACAACGGCAGTAAGATCGATTTCACTTACATTTACACCTGGTGAAACCTGAAATGCCATGTTATCTTCTCCTTGACATAAATTTAAATTCTATTTGTATTTATAATTTTACATATTTGCTTCGTTAGGCAGTGTATAACCAAGAGGAGAATATTCTTCTTCATGAATGTCATGACCATCATCTATGATACCAAAAGGGAGGACATCGTCTTCAATCATTCTTTGATTTTCTATATACAGTTTAGATCTAATGTCACTGTCAGTTATTTCTATAAAATATTCCTGCCTTACGAGCCATGAAAATAAAACTGTACACATGACTAGATCATCATGGTATCCTTCATCAGCTTGATAGCTTGTTCCTTTACTTATAAAAACACTTAACTCTTGAATAATATCGTAATCATTCAGTATTAACTTATCTTTCTCTACCAGATCCTTGAGATGAGAGCAACCGACTCTTTTTACAGTTTTTGTAGTTTTGACACCCATGTTTACTCTTCCACCAAATCCAGCGCCTACCTGCTGACCACCTCTTCCTCTAGGTGTTGTGGAAAGAATATTTTCGTATTCGAGATCCTGATGTAAAATAGACGATACTTGTTCACCCAAGTCATTTAATTCTATTAACACATACGCATCGTTGTATGTTTTTGCTATACTTTCCAATACATTTGGAAAAATAAGAGGAGATATGTCCTTTGATCTATATTTTCCTACAATTTTGTACGGTATGTCAGAAATGTCAAAAACTACAGTTGCACTATAATCTAACCCAACTCCCCTCGAAGTATCAACTACCATCAAATAAATGTTATCTTTTTTAGGTTCTTCATAACAATCAAAACCATTCTTTGATGATATAGGCTTTTTAAAAGTTAACTGTCTAAGTTTACTTGGGTGGATCAATGTATTAGAAGATCCAAGAAACTCGCACTCAAACTCTTGTCTAAATTGTTCTTGAGATGTGTTCTTGATTGTTTCTTCTTTCCACTTTTCATCACGACCTGGAACATCTGACCAATGGATATCTACTCTTGCATAGTTGTTACGTCCTTCCTCACTGTCGACCCAAATCTTATAGAACATGTTCATTCCATTTGGAGTAGAGGTGATGATTACCTTAGAACTTGTACCAGATGAAATTGTTGGAAATACAGAAGCAAAAAACTCTTCTTGTAGATTGTTTGGTACGAATGCAAACTCATCAAGATAGATTAGGTTCTGAGATGTACCTCGAATTGCTGAAGAAGATGTTGCTGATGCAAGAATCTCTGATCCATTCTCTAATCGAATGTTCCCCTTGTTCCATTCTTCTACGCCTTGCTGCATCCATTTTGGAAGCCATTCGTATGCAAGCTGGATTCGTCCAAGGATCTCTCGAGCCTGTGCCATCTTGTTGGCAAGGATAGCGACTGAGTACTGTTCTGTGAAGAGGATCTTCCATAAGATATACGCAGCTACAGTAGTCGTCTTACCAACCTGTCTAGGGAGCTTACAGATAGAGAAACGGTTGTCGTCAAACGTATTGACCATTTGTTCCTGGAAGTCCCACAGATCAAAGTCAATTAGACCTTTGTCAACGTTCACGATCTTTACATAGTTTTTGATAAAATAAACAAGGTCTTTAGAACATTTGACATATTCGTGAACGTCTTCCTGAGTAAACTCTACAGGAACACCTACCCGTTTTAGATTTTTATTTCCAAGATATGTCTCAGACATGTTGACCTTTTTTCAATCACGAGTATAATTAGCGGTGTAGCCGATATAAGAACTAGTCTTTGTTAATCATCTTCTGGAGTTCAGCAGTAGACCCAATAAACAAAGCATTTGTTACATTGTCGGGTCCTTTCTTGGACTCTTCTTTAAGACTTTTTACCTTCTTCTGAATCTCTAAAAGATCCTTGTTTGCCTCGGTGAGAGTCTTTATCAAAGAACCGACTACCTCATAAGCACGGGGATGTTCAGAAGCCTGAGCAATGTCTACTAAATTATTCAAAGCATCAGACCCTCTTTCGATCACATTGTAGAGGTTCTCTCTAGCATACTTATAATCATTGTCAATATCCTGGTGTTCATTAGATTCTACAACAACCGTTGGCTTTTCATCTGCTAGTGGAGGACTATCAGGAAGATTAAAGATTTCCTCAAAGTTATTTTCTAACTTCGTCTTCATTCTGTGTCACCACCAGTAAAGAATTCAACGTCTTCAATAAACCCATAATTATCATCATTATCAATATTTTGAACACCAACGCTGTTATTAGCTATTGAAGTAGGCTCTCCATTGGCCGTCAAACCTGGTGTCACTGTTACACGGGAAGTCGTTGCAACTTGATCTAATATTTTAAAATCTGCTCTGACATTTTTAATTACACCTGTAGCAGAAGTAGGACCAAATATGTATCCTTTGATTGTAAAATCCAAGTTGTGAATCAAAGCTCGTCTTACTTCAAAATTACCTTCATAAGAGTCTTCCGTGGAAATGTTGTTAAGTACAGTAGGGACGTCAATGTTAATTCCAAGATTTGGAAGTGCTCTTACACTATTTGTCCATTCTGGTGTGAAAAATGGAATTATTTGTTCAAGAATCTGTACGCCATCATCAGCATTTTTTACAAACACTGAAAGCTGCATGTTAAAATCATAAGGAACAGGAGTAAATGTTGTACTGACTTTATTTTTATCTGATCCAACAGTTCTGTAATCTTTAAGTGTAGAAGGGAGTTTACGTGATGGACTGTAACTCATCCCAGTCATTTCAAAAGATAAACGAGGAAGTGATATAGCAACGTCTCTATCAAGATTTGGATCTTCTCCTAGCCTTACAAGAAACTTTTCTTTTGGTCCATAGGCTATCGGAACACGAAGTGTCTGTATTCTGTTTCCACTTCGATCAAACCTTTGTACATCAATATCATTAAACATGTTGCCAAACATGATGATGTACTTTCTAATAAGTTGATTGTAGTATGTGTGTCCAAACATTAGAATCTATCAACCTCACTAAATGGGTTTACTTCACTAAAGTCAATAATTCCTTCTGCTTGAGTAGTATAGAAAGAATTGTTTGCAAACTTAACTTGACTTTCGATAACAAACTCTTGCAAGAATGTCCCTCCATCTTCTGAAAGTAACACACCTGATTCATCTTCTATTGTAAACTGATTACCCAAAGTATCAAGGCTGAACGTAGTTTCTATTGCATCGATATCATTGTTTCCAGTATCAAGACGTTCGCTGCTGTACTCGAATAACTCACAACGGAGATCATAAGATTGCATTCTACCCATCTGGAAGAATGTTGGACGATCATCGACATACATGATCTCGAAGATCTTACCGATCATTGGGAAGTAGATTAGATCGCCCTGCTGAGGCCTGTTCATTGTATTAAGATAATCATCGCCTTCAAGTTCCCACGATTCGGTGTTGATATCGCCGGTTAAGATCTGACGTGATGGTTCATCTGTATCGCCATCTTCAAATACAAGATTGTAACCAACCTCTGTCATTATTTTAGGAGAAGTGATTGCTTGATCGAATCTCTTACGAGATACTGTAAGAACTATCTGGTCTCTGATTTCAAGACCAAACTTTGAGAGAAATTGTCCATCACCTTCAAATCCTTCCATAGACTTGAGATACATTTCAACTGGGATTGCTTCGTCAAACTTAGATAATGGATCTTCGCCAAATAGATGATCTACAGATACACGAGTACGAGGTAAGTAAAGAATCTCATGACCATAGATCTTTATAGATTCTAAGATCAGATCCTCTACTAGATCCTGTTCTCTAGCAAATCCATAGTTGTTGAAATAAGCATTAAGCATATCAATTCATCATATCCATTACTGGTAATGAGTAGCTTGAAATCATTTCATCTTCTAACTGACGTCTTTCTTCTGTTGCCTCTTCCCAGATCTTTTGACCATTAAAAGTCAAGCCACCTGGCATTTGCATACCTTCAAATTTTTTCAGGTTGGTACCCCACTGCTGCTTAACCAGACATGTGGCATATCTACGCAACCAACGATCCTTCCAAAGATCAGAGTAAACATTTGGATCAGTTATTCTATATGCTTCTGCAATAACAAAATCGCCCACTCTAACATCTTCTTGCCACTGCATATCAATATGAAGTTTGTTAACATGACGATTGTATCTAAAAGGTTTGCTACCAACAAAGATTTCTTCTAGTTGCTCCACATGTCTCATAGCAGTAACATAAGGGACATAAGTTGTTGAAGTGAAATCAAATAAATCGTTCAGATGAATCTGGTAACGAATGTTGAATAGGTTTGATGTCTGCACACTGTCACCAATATCAAAGATGTTAGCCACACCGATTATGTTTTCGTCTAATGTAAAATAACCATTGTCGATATCGGCTTGAGTAACTTGGATCTTTTCTAGTGTACGTTCTGTACCATCGAAGTGATAGTCGTGATAGTAGTCGAGAGCATCGTCTATACGATCCTCTACTTGTTCATCATCTACGTTGATGTCGACTACAGGGGCTCCTAGTTGACGGAGACAATAGTCTTTGAATTCTGTACGGTTAGTAGGCCTAGCCATTGGTCACCTCTGACTTTTTATTATATTTATGTCAGAGCGATATAGGTAGTTTTATTTGAATTTTGGACCCCAACACCATCCTACTAGAGAATTTCTTACACCTTGAGTTACAGGCTTAACTTCATGAAGCGTAAAGGATGAAAAAAATGTCATTGAACCTTTTTTTTTACAGGCAATTGTTTGTGTTTCACCGATGCATGAACATAAGTCACCACCTTGATATTCAGATGGATCTGTTAACTGTATGGAGAAGCTAAGCTTGCGGCATGTACCACCTAAAAATAATCCATTATTCATGTCAATATGCGGCTTATAAAAATCCCCCACAAGATATCTTGTGTATTGTATAGGCTCTATGTCAGTAAGTTCGTATTGAAATACATTTGAATTTACTTCTAAAATTTTAGTAACAATTTTTTTGAAGATATTTTGAATTTGTTTGTCTTGTGACTCTGGTTTTAACCAGAATATCAAAGAATTTCTAATTTCACAATCTATATCATCATATACAGAGTCTAAAATACCAGCCTTTTCCATTTTTACTGTTTGACTAAATTTTGTTAAAACATTTATTTCATCGTCAGTCAACACTTGTTTTACTGTGTAAAAACCAGAATTAGAAGTAGTCGATTGAGGATTTTTTGTTAAAGAATACATAATTTATCCATACATTAGTTGTGATTTTTCACGCCAAAATTCGAGGCCTTTATATTTATTCCACACACTTTCTGGCAGAATCGATCTACGTGGTTTGTGCTCTACTTTTTTCCTCACAGTATGTAAGTCTCTCATTCCAAACGAAAGGTCAAATGGTTCGTTAGAATATTCTACATTATTATAGTCGTGAGGATAATATTCTCTATCTAAGAAGCTGTAAATCTTTCTAATTTCTTGTTCTGGACTCTTACAAAGATCATCATATTCTACAAGATGGATAATTTCTGGATTGCATGCCAAGCCTTCTTCTAACCACTTCAATGGTTTGTATACATGACCAGCTTTAGTTGGATCCATCATTGCCATACATCTAGTTTCAACTGAAGGTTGAGCTTCTTCGTCTATAAATGTATTTGTGTACAATGCATTGTGATTTGAAATTCTCTCGAAGCTATCGAGGATCCAAGGAATATCTCTCACGCAGCAAATAATTTTTGTGTATGGAAACAAGGTTTTTAGTAGAGATGTTTTTGAGGTCCAAGACCGATTGCTATCAAAAATTACTTGTTTATCGATACTATTGTAATATCCGTCAATGAAACCTTTAAGACTGTCCTTTCTCTTCTCTTCATCAATATTCTGGCTATTCTCACTTGCGGTAAATGAATTAATAATTGAATCACATATACCTGATACAGGAGAAGCAATATCCGCATAGAACTCAGGATTCTGCTTAAGGATAGCAGAAACAAGTGTTGAACCTGATCTTGGAAGTCCAGAAATAAAGTAATATGTCTTCACGATTCCTCACTTAATAATTTAAATACTGTATTCATTACAATTCTATACTCACTATTTATTGGCGACGAACTGCTATGAAACTTATTAGAGTCAAATAGCACCATACGACCTTTCTTCGGTGTTATAGTGTTTGTCACATTAAGATCTTCGTCGAAGAAATATGTATCACCATCACTATCATTGACATAGTAAATGGCCGTATATACATCTTGTTCTGAATTATCTACATGTGGGTAATGGTATGTATTATCTGAGCTTTTTGGCAAAAAGTTAAACTTGCATCTTAGTATTCTAATATTACTTTGAAATTCAACTGAAAGTTGGTTCATGACTGGTGTAATTGTATCAATGAAACTGCAATCATTGAGATTGATACTGTGAACGAACTGAAAAGGATTGATGCCTTTATCGTATACAGATTTTGATTGTATACCTCCTCTAACATCAACTATAGTACCAGGAGTAAAGAACCATGGAAAGTTTGGATCGAAAGTCAACAACTCCTCAATTTTCCGCTCTTGTTCTTCGGTAAGAAAGTTTTCTATCATGTAGCTATTCATTTACAAAATACAATTGTTGATTATTTTTGTGTTGCCCGTATTGTTTACCTGGAATATTTGTCCACACTAATGATTCTGTCGACTCATATAATTGATCACAATTTTTACAATAATCTATTTCATCAAACCTTTCCTGCGCATGAAGTTTACGAAGTTGTTGATATTGTTGACCATTAAAGATATCAATAATAGATTGAGTATCTGCATGTCCTAATACCGCGCCCGAGTCATTACCTAATACATAGCAGCAGGGTACTACTGCACCATGATGGATATCTAAACCTCCTGCTCTAATATTAATGTAAGGAGCAAACGGCCGGCCACAAGACCTTCTCTTAGTAGTATTTCTAGAGTAAGGTGTATCGTATGTGCCACTCCAGTTATGCATCAGCCATATTTCTGCTTTAATGCCAAGCGGATCGATCCAATTATTTTTATATTGTTGTACATCAAAATCTTGGTTTTTTTTATCTAAAACTAAATGATATGATGAAAGTTTCGATCCTGTATCATTTGATCTTTGCAAGTAATAATTAACATTTTTGTATACTTTATCAAATCCATCTCTACTCATCCATTTAATATATGTTTGTCTATTGTATCCTATTACACTAATTCTTATAAAATCCAGGCCTACATCTATCAACTCATCTGATATTTTTTGTGATAAATTAAAACCATTAGAAACCATACTTACTTCAAGATTTTGATCTTTAGCTATCTTTACATATTCAGCAATATTCCTATTAAGTAGTGGTTCACCACTTCCCTGTAAATCTATTTGCTTGCACCCAATGTCTTCAAGTTGTAAACAAATATCCTTGAAAAGATCTATTGGCATTTTTTTTAGAAAGTTTTTTTCTCTTCCAGAAGATTGAGGACACATTTCGCATGTATAGTTACACCCCCCGTTAACTTCAACAGAAGCATTTGTAATAATATTATCGCTCATTGATCTCACTTATCAAATTCATTCATAGTTCACATACTGCTTTTCTTCTACAATATCTGAGTTCAATTCCACGTTTATTTGCTTCTTAATCGCTGCGCGTTTGTCGTTTGTAAAATATACACTGCGGGCAAGTTCGATGAACTCTTCATCAAATTCCTTTTCTTTCTCTTTTATCCTCAATCGATCTTCTATATCCCACAAATTCTTATTCACAGTCTTAAGTTTGTGAACTAAATCCGGATCGATGTCTATATTTTTAATTTTTTCTAACAACAAATCAAGTTCTTTCTTTACATTGTCTGATTTAATTTCTAGTAGTTTGATCTGGAGAATGCTAATCTTATCAAACAATTCGCCATACGATACTGGAATATTAATCATGCTTATAGTCCTTTAACTTTTCTACTCTATCAAAAAATGACTGTTTATCAGTATACCATACTAAATCAAGAAGTGCACCAGCTGTTCCAACTTGATCTCCTGTCCAGCCTTTAAACAAAGATGGAGAGTCTATATCAACTCCCCACAATGCAGCTTGAAATCCTAATGTAGAGTGATATGCCCATATCTTTTTACAGTTAGGCAGCATTAGCGAACTATCCATGTTAATAAGGCGATCTTGAGGTAATCCACTAAAATAATCATATTCAAAACTCTGAGTGATACCCATCACATTGAATGTGGGTTTTTTTGTCCAATAAACATTGGAATTGTTTTCAAAGAATTCTTCGTAGTATTCTATAAAACTCTTATATAAAAATACTTTACTTGGCCAGTAATGTGAGTTAAAAGGAAATAAACTTATTTCTCTATATTGATCAACTATATGGTGTTGATTTTCGTTTCTAAACTGAAAAGCAATATCGTGGTTCGGCTCAACATACTTTGGAGCATTAAACGTCAATGACTTGCCAAATATTCCCCACGGATCGAGTTGGAGTTGCAGCTTGAATGGAGGTCTAGAATATATTCCTATAGTTAAGTTCAGTACATAATCAAAAACTTCTCTGACTATTTGATTTGGACTATTTGTAATAACTAAATCATAATCTTGATAATCTGATAACTGCTCTGCAAACTGTTTTTGATACTGCTGATCGACTTGATTGTTGTAACAGTCAATATAGTAGTCACCATCATACTCAAGATCACTGTAAAAGTATTTAACTTTTGTATAATTAGATATATTATTAAATACTGTTAGATAAAAATTTTTAGTTTCAGCAGTTCGGTCACCAGGATCCAATAACAACAAAGTTTTCATTAGTCGTAGTTCATTTCACTCTGATCATTGGTAGATTCGACAGTCATGTTTGGAGTTCCTAACACCCTTTCCTTAATATGATCACAGATGTCTTGCAACTCTTCATCGGTGAAGTCCATGATTCCTTCATTAGAGCGATCAGCAAACTCACAGTCGCCATCACTCAATCTCCATGGCGAATATACTGGTTCTCTTCCTTCCTTTCTCAGAATAGCAAAATGATCTTGATAACTAAACGATCGTTCATTAGTGCCACCCATTATGATTGTTCCAGGTTTCTTAAAAGCTCGAGCAACATGTTGACCTACAGAACATACACCAACATAGTAATCACATTGCTCAATAAATGAAGTTAGCACTCTCAAATATGGTTTATGCTCGTCAAAAGTAAATGAAATTTTGTCATTGGGATGTCTAAACTGTGGAATACTTGCATACACCACTGTAGCAAACTTACCCAATTCTTGAACGATCTTGTAATAGCTTTCCCGAGACAAACTTCTGTTAGATCTATCAATTACAGCACCGTTAATAATATCAGCACCACTGCCAAAAGGTTGAAACACAATTACTTTATCTTTTTTAGTTTTGTTAATATATTGGCCAAACAACTCACATGATCTGTGTTTCTCAATGATTGAAGTGTGAAGATATTTGTCTGAAGTTAAGTCACTGTGATCATCTGTATTGTTAATGATCTCATCGAATGATTCCACGAGATTCTTTTTCTGATTAAAGAAACTATTCAATGTGTATGGTTCAGGTGCGATTACACGACTGTTTTTAATATAGTTTTCAAAGTGACCTTTTTGGTTTGCTGGAAACACTCTATCCTGTAAGATCGGATGACTCCAGTAAAGATCCTGCCAACCATGAACCAATATTTTAAAGTCGTCATCAGGGTTCAATCTGTGATACTTTTCTAAAGCTGGAATTGATGTAACGACTCGCCCTGCGCCACCTGAAATAATAAATGTCGTGTTAGTCATACTGAAACTCAACCTGTTTTTGCTTAATGTATTTGTTCAAGTCAAAATGGCATTCTGTGAGATAACCACCATTTGTATAATCTTTATAGAAGTCAAACGTATCGATCGTTACACCAGATAAATCTGAATATTGACTCAATTCGTCAATATACGTATCTTTACTATTGTACGCCTCTTTACCCCACATCCCAGTCAACATATGTTTAGTACGATATTCGGGGTGGTAACTTAATCCATGATTATTGTATACTACACCAGGCAAGATATCAACACTGTCTGGATTTTCTTTAAGAACTTCGAATACTAAATGTGGTCCAGTAGCTGACGTTATAATTAATTGATCGAGTCTATGTTTAAGATCTAGTATGTTTTCTCTTCGTTTAACTTTATCGTTATAAGTCTCTACAGATTTATCTAAACACTTTAACCAAAACTCATTATCAGGCTCTGAAGCCATCAAAGCATTTTCTACTGGCACATCTCCATAGGGAGCTTGTTGAATATATACTTGGCTTGTCAACTCACTGTAAAAGTTCTTGTAACAATATACATCCATGTCTGCATAGATCCCGCCATACTTATAAAGGATACAGAATCTAGCGAAGTCAATCTTCATTATATGGAGTGGAAAGTTGCTGTAAGTATCATAGTATTGTGGATAGTTTTGCTCCACTAAGTTATCAATATCTTCTTCATCGTTCCACAGCTTATGCTTAAAGTCTGTAAACTGTTCTTGCCACGATGGGTAACATCTCTCCCACATGGGATGCCACCTGGACCGATCAGCTGGAGCTATGTGGTGTATAATTTTACTTATACTCATATTCTGTATCAACTGTCAACTGTCCATAACAATCATTCTTATCGATATCAAAAATATTCTCTTTCAAATAGTTTCCATGAGTATAGTCGGTATAGAAATCAAACATCTCAATAGGTACATTTCTCAACTCATTGTGTTCATCGGTGATGACAATGTTCTCTTCACCCCACAATCCTGTATGAATATGTTTTGTACGATATTCAGGGTGATAAGACATATCATTATTGTTGTAGTATATACCAGGAAGTGTGCTAATGTCAAGTTTGGTTTTTCGAAAAACTGTTGATAACAAGTTTGTTCCTGTAATAAAAAATACTAGATACGGTCTAAGTACTCTGCCAAACTGTTTATCTGTACTAGCAATTCTTACATTGTCAAGATAGCTAACATCTTTATCTTTTATGTATTGATACCGCTCTAGTGCAAGATCCATACACTCAATCCAGAATGGGTGACCAGCTTCAGATACCATCATAGAATTTTCTATGCTATCGTTGCCCATTGGGTTTTCTAATAGGTATACTGACTTGTCAAGTTCGTCGTAAAAGTTCTTATAGCAGAACATATCCATGTCTGCATAAATCCCTCCAAACTTATGAAGAAAGCAAAAACGAACAAAGTCTATTTTCATAATGTGAGCTGGAAACTCACTATACATTTCCCAGTACTCTGGATAGTTAGTTTTAACTAGATCATCGATCTGTTGATCATTCCACAATCTATGTTCAAAGTCGGGGAAGTGGTTGGTCCACGATTGGGTACAATTAAACCACAGTGGATGCCAATGATCTTTGTTAGTTGGTGCAGTTTGATGAATAATCTTAGGAATACTCACAATCAAACACCTTTTTATTAGTTTGTTGGATATTAAATATTTCTTTCAACCTTACAAACGGATAATCCCAGCAGTTAGAATCTTTTTGTTTTATTACAGTAGTATTGTGAGAATAAATCATTGGCTTTTCATTGTGAATACCAATATCATCCCAAACTCTATAGGTAAATCTATTATTAGGTATTAGTATAAATGTTTTTTTATCTAGGGCAGCTGAAGCGTGTGCTATTGATGTGCATGATGATATTACATAGTCCATCTGATCTAGAGCACTGAGTGTGTTATCCAATGTCTTACAGTGATTAGATAGATCGATAATATGTTGATGTTCTCTCACCTGCTCGACACATTCATCCCTTTGAAAAGAATACAGCTGAAATTTATCTGGATCGAACAACTCAACTACACGCTCCAATGGAAAGTTTCTTTTATATCTATTCTCTAAAGCTGGAGTACCAGAAAATTTCAAACCTATCTTTATGTTATTGGATTGGGGAATTGTATTATCTTTGTTGGAAAAAAGATACTTTTCCCTCCACTTTATATCCTGATCAAAGTCAAAGATATTATTTTCTTCGAATCCTAAATACGATGCAAAAGGAGAAATAAAATACTTGAACTTAGATAAGTTATTAATATTATTTTCAGTGTTGTAATTATATCCAATATCAGTTTCAGTTTCCAAATCAAACGAATGTTTAAAATATTTACTTCTCGATAGTATGTTGGATATTCCACTCGTAGAACAGTACACACATTGAATACCTTTATCTTGAAGAACCTTAGCAAACCTCACAAAGATTATCTCGTCACCTAAACCTCCTTCGCCTAGAAACAAAACAGGTTCATTGACTGGTCGTTTCAATAGCTCAATATTCAATGAACTTAGCAATTTTCTAAGATTAGTAAATTTGCCGTCAGTCAACATGGTATTATTGCGCATAGTTGGTATGAAAGTCAAATTCTTCCCATCGCTTTGCTGTTGGTTCAGTCTCAAGAAACTCGGGAGTGCAGTTCCATATGTTACCATCTTTGATCATAAAACATTCTCTGCTGCTATGGTTAATGTAGTCATCGCCCCACAACGAGCTGTGTAAATGTCTTCCCATTAGATCTTTTTTATATACAATGGGATCTTGATTAAAGACATCTGCTGGAAAATTACCTACAGAAAAATATTGACCATATGATTTGATACATGCAGATAACATTCCGGAACCAGTAGTATTGTTTACTGCATAATCGTTGTCATACGACCTCCAGTCATCTGTATCGGTGTTAAACAGACGTCTGTAGAGTATAAAGCTATGTTTAGTGTTTTTCATTACAGTGTATAAAAATTCACTATTAGATGTACTTGCCATCAAACAATTTTCATACTCTGCATTGGTATAAAGCTCTGATGTATTCTCTAAAAATATATTTTCACAAGTTAAATATTTTTCAAAATTATTGTAACAGTAATAATCCATATCAGCATAAATCCCACCATACTTGTGAAGTAGACATAATCTTGCAAAGTCAATCTTCATAATGTGATGCGGAAAGTTTGTGTACAGGTTCCACACTTCATTATAATGATCATAGACTAATCTGTCTATGTCATCTCGATCGTTCCACAGAATAAACTCGTGATTGGGAAAGTTTTCGATAAACGAGTCGCGGCATCGCTTCCATATAGGATGCCACTTAGATTCATCTTCAGGTGCAATGTGGTGAATAATATTGGGAATCACTGAGTTCACTATTTCGTATGTGGAACATTTTCCTTTGGAATACAAATAATGTTAAATGAGATAGAAATTCTCGCGTCATCATGGTCATTTGGAAGCACACTGTGCGGAAGATACGATGGCCAGATATAGATCTGCCCTTCCTTAGGTTCAAACTTCAAATGCTCTGCTGTAAACTTATTCTTAGACTCAGAGAGCATCGTTCCTTGCCACAGTTTATTCAATCCAGGATTCGTAAAAGAAATCTTTCCACTTTTCTCAGGGACTTGTAAATAGAATACACCAGAGTATGTATCGTTGTGAACGTGCTCATGATTGTGTGCTGCACGATTGTCGTTGATGTTCGCCCATGCAGATGTAATGTACACGTCACAATCAACAAACTGATTGTCAAAGTTTGCTTTCATTCCCATTTGAGCAACAAACTCAAACAGAGGAGCAAACGCAGGTTCATTTGTTAATTTCATTGGACTTTCGTAACCTGAAATATTTGAACGAGATCCACTGTTAGGATTGTTCTTTCTGTATTCAGCTACACAGTCAAGAAACGCTTGCTTTTGATTTTGGAAGTCTGGAAACTCAGAGTTCCATATCGGAGTAGAAAATACTTGAATAATGTTCATAGTCACCTCACTTTTGTTAAATTATATATTAATTATATGTGTATGTCAACTCATTTTTAATTATAAAATGATACTCTCCTGACAGCTCTAACACAGCGGATAAAGCCTTTATGAAGGCCGTCATTGATGCTACCATTGCTAAAGAACTGGTAGAATGCATCACTGGCAGAGCCCTCCGTACTAGACCAATAGAGGGCCGTTGTAAACCCCTCACCAGCTGGAGCACTGGCTTTATTGTCATACAATTGGTCTAGTTCACATATGGCTGGTAGGTACCAATCGCTAAATCCACCTATTGATCTAGTCGCTGTCCAATTGCCTGCTGGATGAGTGGCATTCGCCAGATGGTCATAGGTATTTCCATAGCCGTCACATTGTTCGTTGCCAACACCAGAACTAGTTCTAGTGGTCTTCCATATGCAGTCAGCACATCCAGTCGCATTAGGTGCCATGATTAGGTAATAACATGAACCATCACTAATACCTATGGTACCCATATAGAACCCACCAAACGTAGACTCACCCAACGTTGATGGTAAAGGTACAGTAGTGAAGCAAGTTGCATCTGAAAATTCCGAACAACATCCGTCTTCATCTTCATAACGGAGTCTAAAAAAGTGTTGAGTACCATCTGATAAACACCCAGCTGGTACAGCCACACTTGTACAAGCACCTGCTATCTCACATGTAAAACTATTACAGGTACTGAAATCTGAACACTCTGACACCTGAAAACATGTACAACAGTGTGCCTTACCTTCTGACGAAACGAATATTGTACCAGTCAAAGTGGGTACTAATTCTACATCCGTCGCGGCATCAGCAGGTGATTGATTTCCTGGTTTTAATGTTCGGTCAAGCAGCGAAATACCAGTTAACGAAGAACCATCACCAACAAGTGTTGTAGCACAAAAATCATTTGCATTCGTTACATTACAAGAATTATCAATAACTGTGGTGCCTGAAATCTTAATAGCCATAGTTAATCCTTAAAATGGTACTCTTCTAATAGCTCTTATGTATCTGCAATTTTCTTTATCAGAATCTGTCAAACGTCCGGGTGAATCTCTTCCGGCAGCCATGTATAGGATGAGTCCATTATCTGTATTTGGCACATTCGCTGTACTAAGCCAATAGCCTCTATCACCAGTCCACCCCTCACCAACTGGAGTACAGGCGATGTTATTGTATATTGCTTGCAGTTCGCACGAAGCCGGCAAGTACCAGTCAGAAAATCCACCGATTGATCTGGTCGCTGTCCAATTGCCTGCTGGATGAGTGGCATTCGCCAGATGGTCATACGTGTTTCCATAGCCGTCACATCGTTCATCACCTTCACCAGAATTTGCTCTTGGCACTCTATATTGGCAATAAGCACAACCGGTTGCATTTGGAGCCATAATTAGGTAGTAACATGATCCTGCAGCGCAAATCGTTCCCATATAGAAACCACCACAGATAGATTCACCTAATGTTGATGGAAGTGGTGCTGTAGTGAAGCAAGTTGTATCTGAAAATTCCGAACAACATCCGTCTTCATCTTCATATCTCAGTCGGAAGAAATGCTGTGTATTGATATTTAAACACCCATCTGGAACAGTTATACTTGTACAGCCGCCAGCTATTTCACAGGTAAAACTATTACAGGTACTAAAGTCAGAACACTCTGACACCTGAAAACATGTACAACAGTGACTAGAACCAACTGTTGATACAAAGCATGTTCCAGTCAAAGTGGGTTCAAATTCTACATCAGTCGCGGCATCAGCAGGTGATTGATTTCCTGGTTTAAAAATTCGATCTGGCCCAATACCAGTAATTGCTGATCCATCACCAACGAAACATGTTGCAGTAGCCGTTCCTATGTTACAAAAGTTACGGCTGTCATCAATGACGGTATTGCCAGATATCTTGATTGCCATTACTCAGGAGTTTCCTCTTCAACAGCAAATGGATTATCACTGACTTCGTTCGCTGTAATGAACACATTATCCAACTGTTCTTCTGTCCAACCCAAACCTTCAGCCATCTTCTGCACGATTGGATGATATTTTGGAATAAAGTCAGCAAATTCCCATATGATGCTGATTTTTGCTTTAGTAGCATCATCGTAAGTATCAAAGTGTGCTACTACAGAATCCAACAGTCCAAGTTCTAACAAAGCCAAACGAATTCGCATTGGCGATGCTTCTTGAGGAAGTCTTGCACGTTCTTCAACTACCTTAGCATTATTATACTGTTCTTCAGCTGTGACGGTTACAGATCCTTCCTCAGTTTCATCTACTCGATCTTCAAAGACGAACACAACACCAGGAATGTCGGTATCAGCATCGTCATCGCACGTTCCATAGAAACGTGGGTATTGATCTGGATGAGTCAGTGGCCAATTTGATTCGTCCCACCACTCAATATTTAAACCTTTGACATCAGGAAATGTAGGTCCATTTCTCATCGGAGCCTCTGTTCCTGGTATTTTTGTTCTACTATCTACATGTGTTACACAAATGTACATTGTTTTCTCCGAATAATTAAATAATTAAATATTAAAATGGTACTCTCCTGATAGCTCTAACATTGCGAAAAGTGATCTTAAAGTTGCCTTGGGTCCCACCAGTGTCAAATCTCAAGCAGGTTGCGGTGGTCGAGTTCGCTTCCGTACTAGACCAATAGCCGCCCGCAGCAGTCGAATCAAATCCTTCACCAACTGGAGCACAGGCGCAATTTTGGTATAATTGACCAAGTTCACATATGGCCGGCAAATACCAGTCACTGAAGCCATCAATCGACCTCGTTGCTGTCCAATTACCAGCTCGATGTGTGCCAGGGGAGGCGGCCGTCAGATGGTCGTAGGTCTCTCCATAGCCGTCGAAATCCTCTTTTGTGTCTGCAGAGTCTGTGTTAGTGCTCTTCCATCCGCATTTTGCACAACCAGTAGCATTCGGTGCCATGATTAGGTAATAACAGGAACCATCACTAATACCTATGGTTCCCATATAGAACCCACCACAAATTGATTCACCTAATGTTTCGGGAAGTGGGAAAGTAGTAAAACAAGTTGCATCTGAAAAATCAGAACAACATGAATCCTCATCTTCATAACGAAGTCTAAAAAAGTGTTGAGTTCCTGGAGATAAACATCCATCTGGAACAGTTATACTCGTACAAGCACCGGCAATTTCACAGGTAAAACTATTACAGGTACTAAAATCTGAACATTCTGATACCTGAAAACATGTGCAGCAATGACTAGAACCAACTGTAGATACAAATTCAGTACCAGTTAAAGTTGGTTCTAAATCTACATCAGTCGCAGCATTAGTAGGTTCTTGGTTTGCAGGTTTTAGAATACGATCTGGGGTGACACCAGTTAATGAAGTACCATCGCCAAATATACATGAAGCGGTGATAGTACCAGCATTACACAAGTTTCTACTGTTATCAATAACAGTTGTATTGTTAATTTTGATCGCCATCTTCGTTCCTAGAACTATTAGCTTTTTAGTTTATTTATTGTTTCTTGTTGCTCTTTGATAGCCTCGATCAACAAACCAATAAGTTTACCGTAACCAATGGATTTAAATCCATTTTCTCTGGTACTTACCACTTCCGGAACTATTTCCTCGACTTCTTGAGCAATCATTCCTACAGAACTCTCTCCACTTTCTTTCCAGTTAAAAGATACACCTCTCAATTGTAAAACTTTTTCTAAACTGTTGTTAAGGGTTTGAATGTTTTCCTTGAGATTTTCATCTGAAGTAGAGTTAAAGTCTGTAGCATCTACCTCTCCTGATGAAGGATTGAATGTAAATACTGAGCTTACATTAGCTGTTGTCATTGTTCCTGAAGTAATTCCAGTAAACACTACACTTAGATCTCTATCAGCACCACCATCGACAGCAACTGTCGATCCAGCATTAGTTAACTGTGATCCATCCCCAATAAATGCATTAGCTGTAATGTTACCAGTAGCTGTCAAAGCACCAGTAAAGTCTGCTCCAGCAGCAGTGAATTCCATTTTCCCACCGCCACCAAGCTGGATGATTAAATTACCACCACCTTCATCATTAATGATACTATCTGACCCATTGTGGAAGATCTCCAAGTCTCCAGCAGTACCGAATAATGCTTTAATATTATCGTTAAATGTTAAGTCGCCTGAAGTTTTTGCATCAGCTGTATCTGATCTCAGGAAACTTCCAGAATCTATACTATCGAGCGTCTGTGCATCAACATCGGTTAAACTTGAACCATCGCCGGAGAAGGAATTTGCATACACATTGCCTGTTACAGATATAAAATCGGCAACACTCAGATTTCCATTAGTACGTACATCATCACCTTCAACACGTAAACCACCAGAGTTGATATCAACTGTACTTGTGATATCAACATTGGCACCTGTTAAAGATGTATTAGATGTGATACTCGTAATTGAACCATCCAATGTTGTATTGGATGAAAACGTTGTGATTGTTGTAATTGTAGTCGGAGTAGTAGAGTTAGCAGATACAGCCTCAGCAATGATACTGTTAGTTCTCACACGCCATGTGTTAAAAGTATCTGTTAGTTCTACATTAGCTATGTTAAGAGCCATTCTGCTTACCTTTGTTTTCAATTGACATTAAAATTAATTCTCTTAACGAATTGATTTCTTCTTTCAAGGTATTTATATCTTCTTTGACTTCTGTCTTGAAATCAGTCAATTCGTTTATCTTACTTAACTGTTTCTTTTGTCTCTTGTATGCAACAAGAGCATTATTGTTTACATTTAAGATCGCACCAGTATTCTTATCTTTAACGAGATCAGGTTGATCTTCAATTTTCTCTACTTCAATCATATCTGTAATGCGATTGCTCTGAGATCTCTTACAGTTGGGAACAGATTTGAACCAGCTGAAGATCTTAACACAATTTTTATCTGGAATGACTTATATGTAGTAAACACTGAGTTTGCACTATT